GGAATGAATTTTATGCACACGTGCTTGCACGTGGGACCGACCGCATCATTGGTGGTGATTATAAGAACTATGACCAATTCATGCCATCGCAGCTCATTTTCGCTTCACTTCGGATCCTCATTGATTTCGCGCGTTTGTGCGATTATAAAGAGGAAGATTTGAACGTAATGGAAACGATGTGTGGTGATATAGTCTATTCTATTATTGCTTTCAATGGTGATTTAGTTGGTTTGACAGAAGGTGGACATATCTCTGGCAATTCGTTGACAGTTGTTATCAACGGTATTTGTGGTAGTTTGAACGCTCGTGCGTGTTTCTTTACGATCTATCCAGATACTTCATTTAATTTTCGACAAGCTGTGAATTTTATGACTTATGGTGATGACAATATTGGAACGGTAGATGAAGATTTTACCGAGTTCAACATTAAGTCTATGTCGAAGTTTTTGAAGTCGTATGGACAAATATATACGATGCCAGATAAAGACAGTGAATTGACCGAATTTTTGAAGTTGGAAGAATTTGAATTCCTCAAACGGAAATCGGTTTATCATGAATCCTTGGGACTTTACCTTGGAGCCTTAGTTGAGAAATCAATCTTCAAGTCATTGCACTGTTATATGCGTCCCAAGGGCGCTCCACTTAGCGAGCGACATGCGGCAGCCATGAATATGGATACTGCATTGCTCGAATGGTTTAACCACGGTGAGGATGTTTACGAAAACAGAAGGGAACAGATGAAGCTAGTTGCAGAACTGGCTGATTTGACCCATCTATGTACTCGTCTCGATGAAACATATCAACAACGTGTTGAAATGTGGAAAGAAAAATACGAGTCCTAATTCCTCACTCAAAGAAGGATGAGGCAGTTTGAAATCTGCCAATGGAATAAGCAAAATTCTTTCGCGTATATGGATACCAAATCTGCATGTTTCATGTTAAATGCATATTTAGGCTTTGCGTGTTATTGTAATACATGTTTTGTGTACATTAATCTGTGTATATATTGTAAAAACTAAATAGATTACTAATTGTATAATAAAGAATTTTGTAAATAATTTGCGGGAGGTGCTCAGGATAACTGTGCCGCAACATGAAAGCAC